GCACATCGGTCTTGAGCGAGAGCTTCAGCTCGGCGACGTTGCCGGGCGAGCGCACTTCGATGGGAAGGCCGTCGGTGTCGCGCTTGCCGAGGAAGACGCGGCCTTGAAAACTGGCATAGGTGCTCATGATTTGGATTCCTTGCGTTGAGTGGGTTTTGGTTTGAGGGGCGTGCCGTCGCCTTGCGGCTGCGGTGCGGGCTGACGGTCGTGGCGGGCGATGCCGTTGGCGTTGAGCCAGCGCGCGGTGGCCTCGTCCACGTCCAGCGTGTCGCCTGGCTGGTAGTCCAGGCCGGCGTGGGTGTGCGGCTTGATGAGCGTGACGATCATTCTTTAATAACTCCTTGTATGACCTCGCCGACCTCGAAGGACAGCGGGTAGAGCAGCAGGCCGTCCTGGTAGATGGGCGCGGGCGGGGTGACGGGTTGCAGGGTCTGCACTCCCGGCCTCGGCTGCCAGCCCATGAGGACTTGCAGGCACTGGCGCACCAGATCGGCGGCATCCGCCCGTGCGGCCTCGCCATGGGAGGCCTGTTGCACGTTGCGCACGGCCACCACCACCAGCCAGCGGCTGGCGATGCGCGCGACCCCGCCGTGCGCGGTTGTTTCCAGCACCCTGTGCCCGTCGCTCACCACGAACGCGGCGGGCAGCCTCTTGCCGCCCACGTCGTCCACGCCCAGGCTCACCGCGCCATGCACGCCGGCGAGCGCGGGCACGGCATCGATCAGCCGCTGCCGGATGAGGTGTTCCAGGCCGAGCATCAGTAACCCGCCGTTTCGGCGCGGCTCATCGCGCGCGGGTTGCCCAGGCTCGCCTCGGCCAGCGCCGGCTCGGCATTGGTGGCGGGCAGCCCGAGCGAGACCTGCCCCCTGGCGATGGATTCGAGCACCCGCCGCGCATCTTCGTAGCGGCGGCGCACCTCCTCGGAGGCGCGGTCTGCCCACAGGCGGTAGCGCGCGATGTCGCATGCAATGCGTGCCAGCACAGGCGGCACGATCGCCAGCGGCATGGCATAGCGGGACGCCAGATAGCCGTCGATCTCGGCGTCCGCGTCGGTGAGCGCGCGCTCGACGATGGTCGCATCCGGCACGCCAGCGCCCACCCGGTCGGTGAGCTGCGCGAGCTCATCCTCGCCGTGGCGGGAGACGAGATCGGCCAGCGTGGCGTAGGCCATGCCTTACTCCTCCACCTCGGCCACCGCCAGCGCCGGGTCGGCCTTGATCGCCAGGGCCTGCCCTGGCGTGGCCTCGACCACTACCGGTTCGCGCCAGAACGGTCCGAGACCGGCGCGGTAGCGCGGCATGTCGCCGTGCGCGGCCACTGTGCGCACGTAGAGGCGCACGTTTGCCGCAGCGGCGCTCGATTTATCGGACTTTTTGGTCGCCATCGCTCATCCTCAGATCAGCCACGGCGAGACGATCAGATCGACCACGCCGAAGTTCGGGTTGCTGGCGCCGCTGGCAAGCCGTTCGTTCTTCACGATCTCGATGGCGGCGGCACGGTGGGCGGGCGGGACGACCAGCACCGTGGGCTTGATGCCCAGCGGGCGCCCGCCGTCGGCCTTGAGGCTCTGCATGGCGGCGAGCGCGGCGTTGAAGTTGCCCGCGTCAAGCGCGGCCTGGCTCTGGTACGCCATCTGCCAGAAGCCCAGGCCCGCGTTGCAGCGGTAGCGGATGCCGTAACGATAGCTGTCGGAGACGAACACCCCCTCGTCGTTGGTGGCGGTCATGGCCTCCAGCTCTGGGGTAGTGCGCTCCTGGTAGATGAAGGGCTTCAAGGCCCGGCTGGTGTCGAGCAGGTACCAGGCTTCGCCCACGCCGGACTGCACGTTGGAGACCGGGACGGCCGTTCCGGTGCCGTCCACATTGGGATAGACAGGGTGATCGGTGTCGAAGAAAAACTGGCCGTCATAGCAGTTGATCGCGCCCGCGTTCTTGAGCAGATCGAACACGAGCTGATCCGGGTGGGTGGCGGCGGCGCGGCCCATCTCGGCGAACAGCGGCGTGTAGATGCCGACGTTGTCGTCCTCGATGTCGCTGCGTTTGACCGACACCGTGCCCTCATAGAGCTTGTTTAGCACCTGATAGGCCTGCGCGGCCATGTCCTTGATCACGCGGTCGCCCACCCATTCGCGTAGCGCCGGGAACTGCCCCAGCCAGCCGTAGGTATTGCTGGCCGAAGACGATGGCACGCGGGTGGCGACCTTAGCCCAATCGGTCGGCGCGGCGGTGAGCGCGTCCTGGAAGGAACTGGAAAAGCCCGTGCGCAGGCTGGTGATGAGGGCGGGGGTGATGATAGCCATGTCTTACTCCTTGGAAATGAGGGATTCGGTTTCGATGACGCCGCGCGCGGTCAGGTGCGCGTGGAGCCGAGTCAGTTGCAGCCGGTGCATGAGCGGGCGGATGTCCAGGTGCCTCTGGGACAGCGCGAGATAGAGCGCGCGGAGCACGCGCAGGCGGTCGTCGTGGCGGGTATAGACGATGCTGTCGAGGTCATTCATGCTCCTTGGCCTGGGCGAACGCCTCTTCGCTCAGGCCCAGGAGCTTGGCGGCAATGCGATCCTCGTCGGTCAGCGCCGCGCCGTGCGCGGATTCGGCTCGTCGATGCGCGGCCTCGGGCAACAGTTCCGGCGCGGCGGCGACAAAGGCGCGGAAGCCCTCCAGATCGCGGCTGGCGTAGGCGAGTGCCCAGTCCTTGAGGCCAGGCGTGACGCGGCGCGCGGCCATCGCCTCGGTCACGGCGGCATCGGCCTCGCGCGCCGCGAGGTCGGACTGAAGCGCGGCCAGCCGATCGGCCACCTGCTTGTGCATGGCTACGGGGACGTACTCGGCGGGGTCGGGCTGGCGCCGGTGCGCGGCCTCGCGCTCATCGATCAGGCGCTGGCAGGCGGCGGCGGCCACCTCCTCGGCGCAGTCGGCGGGGACGCCCAGCAGGCGCGCGACGGATTCGGGTAGTGTCATGGATGAAGTCTCCTTTTGTGAGGCTGCGGCTTGCAGGTAGAGGTTGGGGGTATTGGTGAGCGCCGCGCCGCTCAGCTCCGTTACCGCGCCATCATTGGCGCGATAACTGAACACCGGCGACAGGTAGCGATATTCCCTGTGGGCGAGCAGCTCGGCGGCCCGATGCGTCCACTCGACGCGCGCCCAGATGCCATCCTCGCGGGCATCGATCGCCTTGATCCATCCGGCGGCGGGAACCGGCCCGGACTTGGCGTCGGCATTGAGGCTCTGGTGGTCGTAGTCGATGGGCAAATCCGCCCCATGGGCGGCGAAGGCGGCGAGCACCGCCTCGGCATCGAGCCGGTACGGCCCGCGCCCGTCCCGCCCGGAAAAAACTCCCGCCGGAATGAGATGCACCCATTCCGGCGGGGTGAAAGACGCCTCATCGGCGTCCGGACGGAGGAGCGGCATGGAAACGACGTGTCGCGCCAGCCGCAGCCCGGCGTGGGCGGCGGCGTGAGCATCGACGAGGAGCGGATGGCTGTAGGTCATGCTGCGCAGTGTGCGCGGTCGGCGGGCGGCCTATTACTAACACCCGTTACGACCTGTTGCGGGCTTCTGGCTGGAGCCACGGTCCAGCATCGCGTCACAATCGCCAGTAAACGGTTTACAGGGGGTTTACTCGGCCACATGATCGTGTGGGTAATGGGTAGGTAGCCAAACGAAAAAAAAACGCGCCAGAAGCGATTCTGACGCGTTTCAGGTTGATGGCCGATCACCCGTCCGCCAGATACGCGCGGATAGCCTCCAGGATGAGCGAGCGGTCGGCATCGGCCAATTCCAGCCGGTCGGCGTCGCCGAACAGCAACCCGCGCCGTGGCAGCTTCTTCGCGCCGAACTCGTGATAGGCCGCGTAGGGCTGGCCAAATCCCCAGCGCACGCTGCTCGCGTCGGCCTGCCAAGTGCGGCTGTCCATGAGCGCGCCGTAGTGGTAGAGGATGGAGCCGCGCCCCTGTTTGGCCGCCAGCGTAGCGGGTTTGAGCGGGCTCCACTTGCGGCCCGCCGGGTCGGTCTCGGTCTCGAAGCGCTCCTGCATCCTGCGCTCCATGTCCGCGCCGATGGCGCGCATCACGGGCGAGAGGTCGCTCACCCGGCGCCGGAGCGTCTTCAGCGCGGCGAGCACTTCACGGTCGTCGATGTTGATGCTAAGCATGGTCTATACTGCCTGATGACGGCGAGCCGTGGAAATTCGGAGTCCACGGATAGACGCGCGGATGCGCGGCTCGATGAGGGGACGTCCGGCCCTCCGCCGTCACTACGCGACGCCTCCAGCCACAACTTCAAGCTCACCCGTTCCGACTCGGTTGCGGATGTCGGCCAGGTCAACGAGATAACCCGACCGCACAGCATTGGTCGTGCGCCGCGGGCGGCGCATCACGAAATCCACCTCCATCGCCAGCAGCGGCAGGCGTCCGTCCGCGCCGGGAAGCAGGTAGATCACCTTGCCCGAGCGGGTATCGAGCAGCACCGCCACCGCCTGCCGGAAGCGATCAGGCAATGCGCGCCACTGGTCCGCCGTGAGCGCATTGCCTGCGTCCAAATGGCGCGTGGCCTTGGGGCCATGGAGCAAGCCGGGTCGCACCATCACCTCAGCCGAGACCGGATCGATGCCGCGCGCGGCCAGCAGCGCCAGATCGCGCTCACTGACGATGCCCAGCCACCCCAGCCGGTTGCGCTCGCGTCCGGCTAGTGCCTCATCCACCCAGTCGGCCCAGTCGCGCTCGATGAGCGGGGCAAGGTCATCGGCCTGGGCCGCGCCCAAGCGGGCGGCATACTGGTCGATCTTCTGCCGCGCGACATCCGCCAGCCCCCGCCAGCGCGCCCGCGCCTGCCCCACGTTGTAGCCAAAGCCTGGATCGATGTTGGCAGGCACCGGCACCACTTCGCCGGTGTGGGGGTTTTTCCACTCCACCGGCGGTTCGTTAGGGGCTTGGCGCTTGAGCGCCGGATTGCCATCCACGTCGCGCGCGCGCAGCTGCACCACAGTACACCTGCAGTGCCAGCCATTGGGCGGGTAGTGGGTCTGCCACCAGGGATCATCCACCGGCAGCGTGACGTTGTGCCAGGCGCGGTGACTGGCGCGCACGCGCTCGTCGTTGCGCGTCACATAGCGCAAATAGGGGTGGCTCGCCTTGGCCGCCTCGATGCGCTCCCAGCGCCCGGCGGCATAGGCCATGCGGGTATTGACGTCGTAGATGAGCGCCAGCCTGCGCGGGCCGAAGCGCGTGGTACGCACCTGGCCGTCCGGCCCGACGATCTGCTGCTCACCCCACCAGTCCTCATTCTGGAGCAGGGGCTTGGCGTCCCTGATCCAGTCGCGGCGGGTCAGCTCGCCATCAACGCTGCGCTCGATGCCGCGCCTGAGCGCCTCCAGCAGGTCGGCGCGGATGAGCCGCGAGACCGTGAAGGCGCGCGCGTGCTCATCCTGCCACAGCTCCGTCCAGTCGTAGGTGATGCGCACCCGGTCGCGGCCCTGAATGTAGGCCACGGCATCTGTGGGCTGCAGCCGGAAAGCGGCGGCAAACTCGCCCGGCGTGGCGGGGGCATGCAGCGGTGCATCGTCCGGATCAGCAGCGAGTCGCACGGGCATGGCAGCGCTCCCAGTCGTCGCGGCAGTCGGCGTCGCACCAACGGCGGCCTTTGCCGGTTTTCTCGCCGCACCACAGACAGCGGCCAGTGGCGCGCGCATCGCACCCGGCGCGCCGCGCGGAGGCGATGGCGTCGGCCACGCCCGCCTCGATCAGCGCATCGGAGCGGTCGGCCGCGTCACTCACGGCTCGCATCCCGGCCATGCACCCCAGCCAGACGCGCAACGAAATGGGCGCTGGACAGGGCCTCGGCAAGCGCACCGTCGTCCATCTGCGGCAGTACCCCAGGCAGGGCGTCGATCAATGCCTGCGCCGTCCATCCTTCGGCCACGGCGCGGTCGAGCAGCGCCTGCAGCACATCGACCATCGGGGCCATCTGCGGCTCCCAGTCAGAGAGCGCTTCGGTCACCAGGTCGTCGAGCGCGTCCGGCGCTGGCGACTCAACCCCCTGCGCATGCACGGATTGCATGCGACGATGCGCGCCATTCGGCAATGGTTCGCCGATCGGCGCCCCCAGCACCGGCTCGCCCTCCGCCGCCTCCGGGATGCACCACTTCTCGCGCACCCACGCCTGCGGGATGGGCAGGCCCAGCGGCACCAGCTTGGCCAGTTGGTCGGCCAGCGCCGCCATGTCCTCCGGCTCCTCGACGATCAGCCTGAGCCGCGGCAGGGGCGCGTCGGGCAGGTTCAGCGCGATCACCGGCGCAATCAGGTCGCGCACGAGGGTGGCGGCCACGGCGCGGGCGTCGGCGTGCATCATGTCCGTGCGCACCTCGTTGTGCACGCGCGCCTGGGCGAGGCTGCCGGATGCGCCCTGGTCGGTGGTCAGCGTCTGCCCTAGCACCGCCTTGGAGACCTGCCGGTCCAGGTATTCGATGAGGCGCTGATAGAGGTCGGCGGAGGCCGACTTGGCCCCGGATTCGATGATCTCAAGCGCCATGCCAGCCGGGATCACCGCCCCGGCGTCGCTGCCCAGCTCGAACACCGCGCGCTTGAGGACCGCGATGTCCTCGCGCGTGGCGCCCGGCTCGTACTTGCCCACGCGGATGGGCTGTCCGTAAATCTCGGCGAAGCTCGCCCAGTCGCGCAGGGCATACGATTTGAAAACCCACGCCCACAGCGCCGAGCGGGCCAGCCCGCCCATGAGCGGAATGCCCGAGACGATGCCCGGCGCGTGGACGATGAGCTTGTAGGGCGGGATCGGCTGGCCGTCTACCGTGCCGTCGGCCAGGCGCGGCTCGCGCCCCGTCTCGCGGTCCCACACGAACCAGTGCGCCTCACGCGCGATGATGCGCGCGGGCAGCCAGGCCGGGCCGTCGGTGTCCCACAGTATCTCCGCCACCGCGTAGCCCTTGGACAGCGCGTCGAGCAACTGCACCACCAACATTGGCACATCGACGGCCTCCAGCGCCCGGCGCGCGAGATCGGCGGCGCGCTTCGCCGCGCGCGACTCGTCAGCCGGCTGCACGTCCCACGGCAGCCCGGCCACGGCGAGTTTGCGCGTCTGCAACACGGCGCGGTAATGCAGGTCCTTTTCCTCGATGTCGGCGGCGGCGATGAGAAATTCGTGCGCATCGCCCATCGCCGCCCGGCGCAGGATGTCGGCCACCCGCGCCGGCGTGAGGCTGGCCAGCGGCCGCCAGGTCCATGCCTGGCGGAACCCGGTGAGCGACGGGGCGGCGAATTCGGTCTTGAGCGACGCAGTGTGCATGTTTACTCATTCATATAGATGGCAGGAATCAGCCACCCTGGCGCGTTATTCTGCGGATAAGGCGCGGTGGCAGGCAGCGGCAGCTCGACGGAGTTGACGAAGAGATAGGTGATGCCGTAGGCGGTGTCAGCTATAAAGCCCAGGGCGGACTTGAAGTTCGCCTTATTCACAGCGAATAGAGTGGGAGACGACGAGCAGATCAGGCTGGTAGTCGCCCCTGTCAGGTCGATGGCGTTGCCCGACGCGTCCGTGAGTTGCCAGGCGCGCGTCCAGGTGTCGCCACGGTAGAGTTTTACGGCCATCAGTAGTCCCTCCACGCGCCCTGTGGCGCGTCATCCATCGTTGGGTCATACCGCCCCGACCACTTGCGCGCGCCCACCGGCTCATAGCCGTAGGCCAGGCGCGGCTGGGCGGCGGCGGAGCAGGCCAAGGCCAGCGACCAGAAGCGGTCGGCGTGGCTGCCGCCCTCGCGCTCGGCGATGAGGCGCGGGGCGCCGGTGGGGCCGGCCACCCGCTGCACGCTGTGCAGGTCGGCGCGCAGCGCGGCATCGCCCACCGGCAGCCGCAGCCTCCGGTCCTCCATGCGCTCTCTCAAGGCGGCGGCCATGTCGAGCTTCCTCGGCGCCGAAAACAGCACCCCCTCCACCCGGTAGCGCCCATGCCGGCGCTGTGCCTCCTGCACCGGCATCTCGCCCAGACCGGTCTGGTCCAGCGCCGCGCGCACCACGCGGTAGTCGCGCATCACCCGGTCGAGCTCGGTCAATTGCGCGGCGAAACTCGTCGCACGCAATGCGAGCAACTCGCGCAGCCACAGCACGTCGCCCACCTCTTCGAGCACGGCAATGACAGTGAGGTCGCCGCGCGCCGCGAAGTCCACGCCCACATAGACCGGCCCGCCCTGATAGTCGCCTGGGCAGGCCGCATCCTCGCAGCCGTCGATCAGGTCATAGGTCAGCCAGTTCACCGCCTCGTCGATGAACTGGCACTCGAACTCCTGCGCCCAGGCCACCGGGTCGGCCATCGCCCGGCGCAACTCCTCGATGTTCCTCGGCATCCCGTCGGCCACGGCATCATGGATCGTCACCACGTGGCGGCTGAACAACCCGTCCGGCCCGGTCATGATCTCGTAGAACTTGTCGCCCCGGCCGTTCGGCGTGGAGATCACCCGCAGCTTGAGTTCGGGCCGCGAGACCACGGGCATCAGGGCCGTCCAGATAGCGCGGTTGTCCTGATGGTGGGCGAACTCGTCCAGGATGAGGTTGTCGCTCATGCCGCGCGCGGTGCTGGGCTTGCTCGCCACCGCGCGGATGTAGCTGCCTCGGCTGCCGATCCGCACCATGTGCGCGAGCTCGTCGGCCGCAAAAGGCACGTCGAGCGCCTCGAAGGCCGCGCCGATGGCCCGCAGGTGCAGCTTCACGCCGTTGTCCATGGCGTCCAGCGCCCGGTCGCGCGACACCGACAGGATGGTCCAGCGGCTCGCGCGCCCATCGGCCTCGGCATCGAGCACGTCCAGCACCGCCTCCAGCGTGGCAGTGAAGGTCTTGCCCGTCTGGCGGCTCCACATGCCCGCCTTGAAGCGGGCATGGTCGGCCAGATAGCGGCGCTGGTAGGGGTAGAGGATGGGCTGGCTCATGGCGTGATGATCAGCTCCGTATACTGGCGTCTAGCAGCCATATTGATTAGCCGCATCCTGTGCACCTCCTGGATGCGGCAGTCGGCGTATATATCCCGGATCAGCGGGTGATCGCCGTAGGTGAGGATCCATCGCCCGGCGAGATTCCGCAGCCTCTCGCGCAGCGAGAGGTGATCCGGCTCAGAGAATCCGTATGAATAGATGGACTGGTCACCATCGGCGTATGGCGGGTCTAAAAAAAACACCGTCGCCGGCGCGTCGTATAGATCAATCACACGCTGCCACGGCAGGCACTCGATCACGGTTCCAGACAGCCGCTGCGACACCGCATTCATTCTGTCGACTAATCGACCGCGCGCAGCAAGTTTGGTGGTACGACTAACGTAAAAACCTGTTCCTGCGCGGCCTTGAAACCCAGCTCGTCGCACCATGATCCAGCGCGCGGCGCGCTGAATGTCCGTATAGCCTGGATGATCAATGCGCCATAATTCCCGATCACCTCTGTGGTACAGCATCCATTGCATTTCATGCTCAAGCGCGTCTGGGTGATACTTGACGATTCTCATGACGTTCGCCAGCCCGCCGTCGATGTCGTTCCAGACCTCGACCTTGCTGGGCTGCTTGGCCAGCAATACTGCACCCATGCCGCCGAACGGCTCCACGTAGCAGGTGTGATCGGGGAGCATGGATATGATGCGCCGCGCCAGCCATCTCTTGCCGCCGACGTAACTCATGAACGGCTTGACTTCAGTCGCCATACAACCCCTCCTTGATCGCCGCCAGGGTCTGCGCATCCAGCGTCTTGCCATCGCGCGCGGCGGCGCGCTCCACCGCGTCCAGCCGGGCGCGCACTTCCTCGGCCCAGCGCTTTTGCCCGATGCTGGCGCGGGACGCTTCGGCCACCGCACGCGCGGCATGGGTCAGGAGTTTAACCTGCTCCGCCGGGTCGGCGTCCTCGGCATCTCGCACGGCCAGCATGGCGTCAAAGAGGGCGCTCTGCACCAGCCGGATGACGGCGGCGGAATGATCGTCCGCCTCGTCGGGGCTGGCCTGGGCGATGACCCTGGCCGCCTCGGTGCTGGCGCGGATGGCGGCCAGGGAACGCTGTAGTTTCTGGTCGTAGCGGTGCAGGCTGCTCTTGCCGATGGCGTAACCCTGCCCTGCGAGCCACGCGGAGAGCGCCTCGTAGCCGCCGTGGGTCTGGTCGGCGAGCAGCTTTTCGATCGCTCGGCGCAGCTCTGGCGGCAGCTGCGTCACCTTCGGTCGGCGCGGCATGGCCACCTCACCAGCGCGGCGGGCGCGCCAGCCCCGCAGGGGCGTCGGCCCGGTAGTCATATACATCCTCGCCATGCGCGGTGAGCGTGGCCGCCCAGACCGGGCCGGATCGCTCGATCCTGGCCAGGCCGTGGGTGTCCAGCCAGGCCATTTCGCGTCGGACCAGGTCCGCCGTGGCATAGACCGGGATGTCATACGCGCAGGTGAGCAGTACAGCCTCGATGGTGCCGTAGGGCCGGGCGTGCCACAGGGCGGTGAGCATCACCCAGCGCAGCGTCTCGCGCTCCGCGCGCGCGGTGTCGATGGCAGCGTCGATGCGGCTGTCGGTCATGGCTCGGGCCTCCTGGCCAAGAGTTCGTAGAGACGGTCGAGCTTGGCGTTGATGGCGGTTAGCTCGCGGATGGCGTCCTCGCGCCGCTGGTAGTACAGCGGCAGCTCGGCCAGCAGGCGCTCGAATCGGGTTTCCAGATCGTCGATGCGCGCGAACCGCTGCTCGATGTCGGCCAGCAGGCGGCTGGCGAACCACTTGAGCAGGCCAAACACCCCTCCGAGCACCACCCCGCCGACAACAAACAGCGTCGGCAGGCCGACGCCGGAGAGCATCACGTCACCTTCCATCGCTCACTCCTGCGTCCCATTGCCGGATGGCGTCGATGCGGGCACGGCACTGCTCGTAGAGCCCGGCGGCATTGATGATCCATCCCGAGACGTCGGCGTCGCTCGACTCAGACTGGCCGGGATCGGCGGCAGGGGCGGCAGAGGCAGCAAGAGAGAAGCCGGCGGGCGGGGACGACTGGAAGGCGGGGGCGTCGTGGAGCAGCCACCGAGCGCCAGCAGACAGGCAAGGGCGGCCAGTGGTTGTTGTTTTGAGGTCATATCTGAGTCTCCGGTTTGTCGCATCGAGTGCGTACACGCGGCGGTCTTTTTCGGCGAGCGCGGCGTCCATCGCGCTATACGCGGACTCGATGCGGCGGCGGGCGTCGTCCGCGGCAGCGGCCTGGCTGCGGGCGATGTCGGCGCGGATTTCCGCCACCTCGGCGAGGCGGGCGCGATGCTCCCAGGCGTAGCCGCCCGCCGCGCCCAGGGCGGCGGCGATGGCGAGGGCAATCAAGGTGGGCGCGGCGGATGCGGCGATCACGGCGCTGACCCAATACATAGGTCATGCTCCGCCTGCCGGCGCTTGACCAGACCCGGCAGCTCGCGGCCGCCGGCGCGCGTCCAGCGCAGGATTTCGCGGCAGGCGCCGGCGTAGTCGGGTGGGGTCTGCTTGAGCCGCTTGACCAGCGTCGAGCGGCAAAACGCGCTCGCGCCGATGTTGTAGGCCAACGATTGATAGGCTGCGGCCTCGCGCGGGTAGAGCGGTGTATCGCCGATGCAGGCCGCCGCCTCGCGCCAGATGCGGTCGGCGTCGCGCGCCAGCATCACCACCGCGCGCTCGGGCGTCACCGTGTCGCCCGTCTGGACCTGGCGGCCGTCCTCGTGGTGCGTGCCGCCGAAGCCCATCGTCCGCACGCCCACGCCATCGTCGTAGGCGCGGCCGCGGTAGCCCTCGTGGACGGCGATGCCAGCCACGGTCAGGGCGGAGACGACGAGAATGGATGCGGGCAGGCGCTTCATGCCAGAGATTGTCCGGCGGGCGTGCGACGCTGGCGACTAACTCACGTTACAGCTCCAGGGCGCGCTGTCGCCGCGCCGATTCCTCGGCGGTCATGCGCTTGATCAGCCGGTAGATGTGGATGGTGGTGACCCCGTACCTGCGCGCCAGCTCGGCATGGTTGTCGCCTTTAAACTCCCGCCAGATGGCCTCGTCGCGCTCGTGCCGCTCGATGGAGTCGGCGGTGGGGATATAGACCCCGGCGCCGCCCACCACCTCGGCGAGGCGGCGCATGATCAGGTAGCCGACATGCTCGGCGCGCTCAGGATCGATCCCGATCTCCGTCTTGAGCACGTCGGCGGCATGGTCGGCAATCTCGACCAGCAGCGGTGTGCAGCGGCTACGCCAGCTCATCGCCGTCCTGCAGCCGGTAATACCACACATCCCCGGCCCGGCGGCAGGCGATGCGCAGCCCATTCGCGCGCAACTCGGCGATGCAGCTATTGACCGCGCACACCGACGCGCCGATGACGATGTCGAGCGTGGAATAGTCGCGCCCGTCCGCGAGCAGCGCGGCAACGCGCTTGAGCCGCGCCGAGTGTTCCAGCCTTGCTGATTTCATCGATTGCCCCTCATCTGGTCCGCGATCCCGGCCAGGATTGCGCGCGCCCTCTGTCTCTCTTCTTGCGTCATTTTTGGCGCGGACAGCTTCGGCGGCTCTGGCCGGGCCGGCAGCGCGCGCATGAGATGCACTGGCTGCGGCCAGCGATCCGCAGCGCGCATCAGCGCGCTGAACGCCGAGCGCAGTCTGGCCGCATCCAGCGACTCGTCCCATCGGATCGACGTGGTCTCCATGGCCTCGCACCAGGCGGCGGCCGTCAGCGCGATCGTCTCCGCCGGAGGCTGGCCAGGCAAGGCCAGCGCCACCAGCTTCTGCATGCCGCTCGCCACTTCACGCATCATCCACTCCTCAACCGCCACGCTTGAGCGCCTCCAGTGCCAGCATGGCGGCCTCCGTCTTGGTCGAGCGCGCCGGTTTTTCGTCGCGCGCACTCCGAGCAACCGCCACGCCAGCGGCGGCTGGCGCGCTTTCGAGCACCCGCCTGAGATAGTTGTGATTCGTCATCCGCCGCGCCGCGCCGCCCTTGGCGCGGACACCATCCACAGTCTCGGCGAGCGCCCAGGCCAGCCGCGCGGCATCGGGCTCCAGTGCCAGCGCCTCGCGCGCCAGGCGCAAGGCCCGGCCATTCTCCAGATCGGATTTTTCCGGACGGAAGAGCGACAAATACCCAACCAGCGCCCGCCCGAGATCGTCCGGCTGCGCGGCCAACACGCCCATCAGCGCGCGCCCGGCCTCGTCCTGCACCAGCGCGTCCAGGTACAGGTGTGCATGGCACACCGGGCAGCGCCCCAGTCTCACGTGCGCGCCTCCTTGCGCTGGCGCTGCCGATGCCAGCGCTGCAATCCGCTAATGATCTTGCTTGCCGCATCGGGCGAGAGCCACCGCACCGCATCCACCTTGGCCGTGCGGCGCACGAAGGCGATGAGCCGCGCATCCGTCAGCCCCTCGCGCCAGCCCATCTCCAGCGCCAGCCGCTCGATGGCGAGCAACTGCCAGCCAGTGGCCATGCCAGGCCCGCCCGTCTCTGGCGCCGGCACGTGAATGTCCGCGCCCAGCCGCATGAGTTCCGCGCACACCGCCACCAGCTCCGCCTCGCTCATCCCGGCCGCGCTCGGCTGGCCCGTCACCCGCGCCTGCATGGCGCGGCGGGCGTCGTCGTCCATGCCGATGCGCTTGGCTGCGGCGTGCGCCAGCCCGATGAGCCGGCGCCGGCGGTCAGGGCCGGCGTGGCTCATGATGCTCGCCTTTCGCCAGCGCGCGCGCGGCCAGCATGGCCGCATTGCCCGTCCCATACACAGCGATTTCGCGCAACGCCAGCTGGTAGCCCGCCAGCCGGGCGATGAGCATGCTCACCACCCGCGCGTCGCGCTCGGTGGTGATGCCTTGCTCGATCCTGTCGATGAGTATGTCCATGTATGTCTCCAGTCGGTGATCCCGCCCATGCCCGGCACGCCGGGCATGAACTGGATCACCGCTCCGCGCGCCAGGTCACTGCTTCCCCATAGTTGATGGCCAGGCAGGCGGCGATGGCCGGTTGCAGCGGTTCGTCCCCGTCGCAGGCCATCTCCACGAGCTTCTTCTCCGCCTTGTACGTCACATCCTCCCGCACCAGATCGAGATAGCGCCCGCCGAGCACCTGCTCCAGCCGCCCGGCATCGACGATCTTCACCATCTGCCGCGCGGCCAGGCTCGCTCGGCAGATGCCCGTGACCACCAGTGCGCAACCCGTGCCATGGGCGGCGATAAGATCGGCGTTGATCGCATCCAGCTGGGTCTGGGCATCATCGATGAGTCGCTTGATCTCCCACCCCTCCATCACCTTGCGGATATCGGCCGCGTCCATCGCAACCTCGTTGCCATCGACGACCTTCACCCCGGACGGCATGCCGTCCTTGGACGCCTTTACACTTTCATTCCGTACTTTTGCCATGTCTTGCTCCTTTTTCCGCCCCGGCCAGGGCGGCCATGCCCTCAATCAACAATCTCCGCGATCCGGCAGCCCGCGCAGTCCTGCCGCTCGCACTCCATGCACACCTGCCGCAGCATGGCAGCCCTGTTCGACTCGGATGGCCGTCCAGCCACCCGCACCAGCGCCGTATAGCGCGCCGGCAGGTCCGACCCAGGGCGGTCGTACTTCCCCGCCCGCAACAGGCTCGCCGCCGCCTTTGAACACCCCAGCACGGCGGCGATGTCGGCCAGATTCAACTTCATTCCGCACCATCACTGCCCGCCACCCTCCGGTTCGCGGACCATTTGAGCGCGAGCTCCAGCACCGCAGGCGTCAAGCTCTGCATGCCGTTGGCCGACATGATCCGCCGGCACTCCTCGGACAGCTCGACCGCCTCGCGGTAGTTCCCGCGGCGGCAGCCCTGCCAGAATGAGGTGGCGATGTCCTTATCGATCCCATCACCGAAGATCGGGCGCAGCACATGCGCCACCGTCTCGGCGCGGTCCAGGTGTCGCGTGCTCGCGCGCTTGGCGCCGATGCGGCTGCCCAGTTGCAGCAGCAGGTCGCGCGTGCGACCGGATTTGAATTGCCGCTCATAGAGCTCGGTGCCAATCAGCAGCACCGCGAATCCACACTCGTCGGCTAGATAGCGCAGCGCCTCCAGCGGACGCCATGTGAGCTTGTTGGCCTCGTCGATCACCAGCAACCGCCGCGCGTCGTCCTCTGGCCGCATCGACAGCAACCGGTCCACCGCGCCCGCACCGTCGATGCCGGCGCCCAGCGCCACCGCGCGCAGCAACTGGTGCCGCGTCATCCCATCCCAGGCCACGATGCGCGCCGCTGAAAACTGCTGCGCCACCGCGCGCCCGGCCATGCTCTTGCCGGTGCCCGCCGGCCCCACGATCTCGCCGATAGCGTTGTCACTGCGCATGACCACATCGGCCAGCGCCATCGCGTCGGCCACCGCCTTGGTCTTTCTGATCTCTCGTGCCATAATCTCCATGCCTTTCTCGTTGCGTCACACACACACCCGCCTGGTTACAGCCAGGCGGAACCTGTCAAAATCCCAGCGCCCTGGCCGCTGCGGTATCCGGGTCGTCTTCCGCGGCCAGCCGCAGCAGGTTTTCCGCCTGCCGGGCGGCCTCGGCCCGCCGTTGCGCCGCCTGCGCCTGCTCGCTCACCATCCGCACCCGATTGATGAGCAGACGCGCTTCATCGGTCGGCTCGACCTCCATGGCCGCCTCGTCCGCCCGCCGCAACGTCGCATCCAATCCGAGCAACTCGGCCCGCAGGCCCGACACCTCGCGCACATCCAGCGGCGGCGCCTGCTCGATACGGTCCGCGTTGAGCAGGCGCAGCGCCTGTTTGCGCCGCCCCGCTTCCTTCGCCCCCGCAGGGTCAAGAATCCCATACACATACTCCGGCACGGCCGCGCCGATCTGTCGCCCCTGCTGGTCGAACACCAGCAAGCAGTCCGCCCAGTCCTCGTACACGCGCGGATGGGCGCACAGCACCCGGCCTTCGATGCCCATGAGTTCGTCGCAGCGATACCAGCGCCCGCCCCATGAGACGCGCCCATGCGTCACCGTGCGCCACTGCCGTTCGCTGAAGGCCAGCATCAGCACCCCCCGGTCGATGCGCGTTGGCTTCCAGCCGCTGGATAGCGCCTGCTCGATCCGCTGCATCGGGCTCAGCCCCGCCATGTGCTCGGCGCGCGGCTGCGCCGTCACGTGGTAGTCGGCCAGCTCAGCCGCCAGCCATTCGGCCACCTCCTCGAAGCGGCTGGGCTGCACCCCCTTGCCCAGGGTGACGATCTTCTTCGTCATCCGGTTGCCGCCGACATACCCCACCCACCACGCCAGCCAGTGGCGCAAGACCCCGAACTGCCCCTCGATGCGTTTTCCCCGTGGGTGAAACGGAATCGAGCGCACCAGACGCCCCGCCTCGGGCAACAGCGCCGAAATCTCATAAGCAATCTGCTGGCCGGTCAGCGTCGCCAGCTCATGCCAGGCATCCAGCATGTCGTCCCACTTGTATTCGCTGCCGTTATCCAAATACAGCCGCTTCGGCGTCCCGAACGGCGCGCGTTCGCACATCCGCGCGAAGGAAGCCGCCACGTGCTCGCGCCGCACCCCCTCGCCCTGAGCCACCGGCAACACATCCACCCACATCCAGTTAGTGGCCACGTCATGCCAAGAAATCATCCTGGCATACATCGTCGAACCGTCTGGCCGCAGGCATGGGATGTCCAGCGGCGAGACATCCCCGCACACCAAATCGCCCGGCATGAGCGCCCGCGCCGTA